TGTATCCAAGTGTTGCAGATACCTTTGTGTTTTGTCTTTCAATAACGTTCTCTGTAATTTCTTCCACCATTGCCTCCATTAATTAATGCTCTCATTCCAAATTGGAATAAATCTTCCATCTTCAGTTCTTGTATAAACCAGTATACCATCGCCAGTTCTGCGTGTCAACTCTTGACTCGTAGGAGTCATATTGTTTGTTATTAAATTGTCTTTTCTTGGTCTTCCAATATGTATACTTGCAAGTATATCACGTATCTCTTTTACTTGCGATTCAGAGTAGTATGCTCTTACTTGCCAATGACGTACCCCGTTTAACTGAGAACCCATTGGTGGAGGAATGACTCCTCGTTTAATTAATAATGGAAAATATTTTCTGTGCCTATTGACAAGTTTGGCAGTTTCTGTTACAGTGTAAGCCTTTTGTCTATTTTTTCTGAAGTCAGCACGAAAACATGTTTCTAGTCTATCTTTTGTTATGTTATAAACAGAAACCATACCAGTTGATCTTGAACTGTGATGCAGTCTAACTAAATCTCCATTAAGGAACCAAATGTTTTTGTTTCCAGAAATTACAGGTTGACTATTGTAGTTTTTGCTCTCAAGTTTTCTTGACTTAAAATCCATCTACCCTCCTTGCTATCTGAAGGTGGATGAAAGAATTTTCTTGAACCACAACAGATGCAATAAGTTTCCATATGTATCTGACTAGAATATTGTCTGTCAACAAACATTCTGCCATTGCATTTCCCACAATGCATTACCCAGTCCCCTTTAGTTTGGTATACCAATAATGATAAGGTGGACGGCCAGAGAAAGATCTCCAGATGCACCGAATCTTACAATGCCCTCTACTCTTGAAGTAGTCACACTCTTTAAAATAACGTTAACGTTTTGTCCTGCTGGAGTATTTCCAATATTTACCGCTGTAGCAGATGCTATTGGAGCATACTTAAAGTCTGAAGGAAAGTCATATGAAAAAGTTTTTTCGTTTCCAGCGCTTACTGTAGAATTATTTGCAACCTCCACATAACCACCAACAACTCTTGCCTCGGATGTTTTTATGCTCTGCTTTCCAGCAGAAATAGTATCAACCGTTGTATAGTTATACGTTGCTGACGAAACCTGGGTAGATAAATCATTAACAGTATCAACTAACTGATAAATGTATGTTAAATCTAGAGGTTGTCCTCGTTCTGGTAGCGGTACTTTAGCCATTATCTCTCCATTATATCATTAAACAGTCTCATTGAGAAGTCTGTAAACTTTTAAAAACGGTGTTCCAGCAGCGCCATCTGATCTTTGAATTGGATATCCTGGAAGGTAAACTTCAACACTCATTCTATTTGGTGGGCTTGGTTGAACTACACCGTTTACGGTATATGTAGATGGAACTGGAATAGACAAAGAAGTTGTTGACAATCTTTCTTTATATAACCAATCACCATTACTTCCACCTCTATCCCATCTTACCCAAAAATCATACTGAGATTCTTTTCTAATAAAATAAGTACTTGCTCCATCTATTTTATTAATGCTAACTGAGTCCCATACAAGGCTAGCAATACTTCCCGCTTTATTAAATGCAATAACTCCAGGAGTAAATGTATAGTCTGGCTGGATTAAATATACTGGGGACCAATGAGAAGTTCTGTTTTTATCTGATGATATAACTCTATATCTTAAGTCATAGCCTTCCGTTATGCTACTAATTGGTGGCATATCTGTAAGTGGTACCTTAAATTTCTTAATTGTTTCATTAGCCATTAGGTTACACCAACAGAGAATCTAAATTCAATATAATTGCTTGTGTTTGGTGATTTAATAATTGTTTCTGCATCCGTATTTTTTACAACTGAATACCCTGTTAACCCATATAGCGGATTTGTTGTTGCAATATTTTCTAGTCTAAGTGCGTCAAGAGCAATATAATAATCATCGGAAGGCACGTCTGAGACAATAGCACAGGCATAAATTTTTACTACTGTAACCGCATTCCAGGTAAATCCCTGTGTCTGATATAACTCTTGCAACTGTGTTGTTGCAACATAGTATCTATTTGTAGCAAAATCATGTACTGCACCAGTGCCGCTGCCATTGTCTAATTCAATTTCAAATCTTGCAAATTCTCCAGAATTTTCTGTGTCTGTTTCTGCAAAATCTACAAGAATTCTTACAGTATCTGGAACTGATACGGAATCTCCATCTTTGCTAATAATAGAAAATGCAAGTCTTAGTTCGTCTATAGGAGAGTTTCTGCTAAAATTAACATCTGCCCCAGTTAAGTGTATGTGGTTAGATCCAGGCTCAATGACAAAGTGACCAGCAGGATTGCCAGTACCTGGATCAATAGTTAAATCTGAATCATCGCCTTGAATTAAAATAATATTATTTAAGAATCTTGCACGTTCATATCTTTCTGGACGTGGAGACTTATAAAAAATTGAGTTATCTGCATTTGTTTGAAATACTGGATCTGCTGTTGCAATTACGTTATCATCCAGTGGATCATCTAAAGGTTCAGTAATTGTTGGAATAGATGTTGCTGCAACTGCTGTATGGTACTGCCAGTTTTCTCCTTGGGTAAAAGCAAACACAGTTTTGCTGTCATATGCTCCAGCAGATGGATTTGATCCTGCTGAGTATATACCAATCTCTGTAATTTCGTATCGTTCTTCTGTCGGTAGTTCTGCTGTAAGTACTAGTTTTTCAGTTGCCCCGTCATTTACAAAGCCTCTTGATGATATAGGAACACGAAACATTTCAAAGTCTAGGTTTTGTTTTTCAGAGTAGTCACCGTATGGGTCTCCTGTTGCAAGAGGTTGTGCTCCACAGCCAACAGCAATATACGAAGCGTATGCTGGAGCCTGTCCAAGCAAATACTTACCAATTATCGATTTTCCAGTGTCAGTTATCATTTAAATTTCCGCCTCATATATTGTACCACTGATGGTGATTTCTACCTCTATTTGTTCATCTTCCGACATATTTATCGCCTCAACAACAAGTTCTCCAGTTTCTGGATCGATATAAACATGGGCGCCCCCTGGACCAGTTCCTGTTGTGGGAACCTTTTCATCAAACTTAATAGAAAAGTTTTGAAAGTATTTATCTGATGTTGCCTGAAGGCTAACTATATTATTAGGATTGTACTGTTGTTGAACTGCTGTTAGATTTTTAATTGGCTGATATAAAATTGTTTGCCCATTGACTGTATCATTACGAGCAATATTAATTAGTTCTTGTCCACCAATGTTTTCAAATATAAGATCTGCCATTATTTCTATTGGAACAGAATCATCATTAAATAATATTGTGTCTATTGGTGCTGTTAGAACTGGATTAATATTGTTGCTTGATACCGCTAAGCCAAGGGTTGATGGCGTTAGTGGCGTTGCTGATATTGGATTGCTATTTGTCATCTTATACCTCACTCAAATAGACTGTCATAGATGGGCCAGACAAGGTTCTGTTATATCCAATATTGTAGACTACAAACCTATCTGATGCTTGTGCAACAAGGTCTAGGTTGTCGCTATTCTTGTAGTCAATTGTAACAATGTCTCCAAGTTGCAAAGTTGGTATAGAAAACAGGTTAATACCAATTGATTTCTTAGGACGCATTACTTTGTTAATAATCCAACCCATTAATTCATTTGCATCATCTTGGCTTTGGATATAGGGTGTTTCAATTGAAAAATCATTTTTTCCATAGATAAGTCTACTTAGTTTAATCTCATCATACTTTGCTTTTTCTACAAGAGGAGATGTTATTAGTGTGCTTCCCTGTAGTTCTGGATCTGATAGATTTCCTTGTTTCTTAAAGTATTCATCTACTGTTAATTGGTAAGATGTATCCTGTGTAAATGTAATACCCTGAATTCTTAGGTAGTTACCAGTTGTTTCATCAAGATTGAGAGCAGTATCAGAAGCATTAAAGATTAAAAACTCTGCTCCGTATGAGTCTGCTTGAAAACCAGAAATCGTATAGCCCTTAATTCTGTTATATGTTGGAGATAGTTGTGCGTATAGTGCAGGGTATGATCGATCATACTTAATGTCAAAGTATGCACACTCACGCATAATAGATCCAAATTCTTCAAAATACATGTTATATTTTGGTGGTTGCTCTGAACTTATTCCTGTTAGATATGTTCCTTGAACAAGTCCACTTATTGCATACTTTCTAAATGATTCATTTGCATCAATCTCGCTATCTCCAAATACATCAGAAAGAGTTTCTCCAACTACGGACACCGTATTCTGTGCATAGTTGTTTGTTATAGCATAAAGATTTTCAAACATTACCCTAGAAGATCCTCTAACAAATGTAGCAATGTTATTATATACTGGCAATGGATCTGTATCGTCAACAATCTTAACTAACTTATTATTAATATATAAATAAAATCTACGCAGTGTTCCAATATCTTGATACTCTACAGATAGATCATAGACTGTTGGCTTATCTTCTCCAGATAGTCTATATTGTCCAGTAAATCTACCGTCGTCTACAATAATACTTGTTAGGCCACCCCAAAGTTTAACTGGAATTGCATTATTATTTGAGGCATCTTTTTTAACTTTATAAAAAACAACATTGTTAATGTTTACTTCTGCTTGTCCAGCGGTATCAAGTTTTAAATAAGACTCAACATTTGTTTCTGTTAATGCAACGATTTCAAAATAATATCCATTATTTGTTTCTGGATTTAGCATAACTGCTAGGCCACCAGATCCACCACCTATGCTTACATTTTGATTTGTTTGTGCACTATTAACTTGATAATAAGATACGCTTCCAATAGGTGTTTGTCCACGAGTTTCATTGTTTTCAATCTTTCCAATAATTCTCATTCTTGCACCAAAACTTTTATAGGCATTATCAAGTTGTTTATATTGATATGATACAAAGTTGATTGGAACATCTGTAGTTTTAAAAGATGGTCCATTCATTACAAGTGCTGAAGACTGAATTGTTCCAGCCTGTGTAGACTTAAGACTATTTACATCTGTTTCTGTCAAATAACTAGTTGACATAAAGTTTTTAATAATACCATTTCTTGTTGTCTGTCTTGCAAGTGTATTATTAACCCCAGCGGCCCCTAGTGTTGTTGCTGGTACAGAAAGATTTTGATCAAGGGTTGTTGTGAATAGGTACTGTGTTTGCATGTCACACCCACGAACGTAAGCATTGTCCGACCAATAGGAGTTAGTTCCAGCGGTATGCGTTACAACTGGTGTTCCAAATTGACCTCTGCCGTGCTCATATACCGCTCCAGGCTGTAGTCTGCTTATGCCATCAACAGTTTCATAGAATGGTGTTGAAAATATTCTAATTAGTCCTGTTGGATATATTTTTCCATTAAATGGAATTGATGCAAAGTATTTTTGATATTCTTGATTGCTGCTAATCCATACATTTCCAGTGCCAGTTATATTAAATTCTGCAGCATCATATCTTATTACTTCTCCACCAGAGTAGAAATATCCTTGATATCTTGTTAGCCAATAGACATTTTCTCCAATGTCCATAATGTTATTTACAACAATACCGTTTTGAACAACTGGCAAGTCTGAAGTTAGGTCTGAGTTTAGCGGCATTGCTCCAAGCACATACTTTCCCTGCTTAGAGGCAACCTCATTAATAGTTTTAGTATTCTCTGTTCCAGCAACTTCCCATAGGAGGGCAGGCTTATATATCCATGTCTTATCTCTATCAACCATATTTGCTTGTCTAATACTTCCATATGATCTCTGTATATATCTTGCTGTATAAGAAATGTTTCCACCATTGTATACTTTTTTATCTTCTGATGCTATGCTAATTATATTAGGAAGATTGCCAGATGTAGCATTTTCAATTACTCCAGAATCTGTCTGGTTATTTGTTCCAGATAAAACAAAGTCTGTTGTTCGCTCATCTGTGTTTGGCATTAAATAGTTTTTGCTCATTACAATGAAGTTATTAAATTCATCAAAGAACATTGCGCTTTGAGTTGCAACTGCTAGTTGGTTTAAAACCTCTGCAACATTTTGATCTGGTGCAACAAAAAAATATGGAATTACTGGGTCAGACTCGGTATCTAATCTTCTAAAAGAATAATTGCTAAAACCAATATAGTCTAGCAAGGTAACAATAGCCATGCTTAAAGATGTTTCTGTCATTAAAAGTCTTGGTGCTGGCATTGATTCTAAGAAAAAA